CTAATTTCCATAAACGGTCATCATTATTACCGTTAGTGTTATTCATTTTTTCGACTTCTTTCACAAGTTTTTGTGTAAGAGAGCCTAGTTTTGATTGCTTTTTAAGATTAGCAAACGACATTTGGATACCTCGGATTAATTGGATTAATTGGATGTTTAGATTATAACAAAGATTGAAAAATTAGTCAACATGCTTCTTTAAATTATTAATGGTTTTATCCATATTATCAAACAAAACATTTATATCAGTTCCTTGTGGGAATCCCATCACGACAACTGATTGTTCTATTTGATTTTTTAATTTAAGAGCAGCAGGATCATCTGAAAGAGATAATCTAGCATACATAATTTTTTGTTTTTCTAATAATAACTTTAACTTATCGATATGTTCGACTTGTTCTTCAGTAGTAAGCTGCATTACATTTAAAATCTTACCATAAACTTCTTGTTGAAGTTCATTAATTTCATTCAATTCTTCCTGAACTATTTCAGAATCGAAAAAGTTACTCATTTTCCTCCACTACATCAGTTTCAGAAACTTCTGTTTGTTCAGTTTTACTTTGTTCAATTTGCTGAAGGACTTCAATAGCACCTAATAATCGAACACGAGTATTAGTTAATGAGTTAAGTTGCTCTGTGACCTGTTCAAGTTGTGTTGTTAAATTCTGTAGAACTTCACTGTTTTCAAGAGCCATGATTAATAACCTCCTTTAAAATTTTTTTATAGTGGAATACGTTAATATTTATGAAGGGAATATATTTTTTAATTTTTAGACTGACGGATTCCCACACCGGGTCAGTAAGTTTTTTATCAAAGTTTTTTACGAAAGAAAAGACTTTTTCCAGTATCGTAAGCGTTTCGAGCGAGATCTCTCCACCCAGATACTTTTTTAGTACCATGGGATGCTTTCTCTTGGAGCAGTCGAATACTTCGTTCAAGTCGTTGTTGGATAGTAATTCGCTGCTTTGTTCTTTGAATAAGTAAGTCAAACTCTGTTTGCGTCTCATCCAATCGGCGTAATTTCTTTCGCCAGAATTTATTATTTCTCCAATCCATAGATTTTGTGGGTTGTCAGTAATTACAAAATTTGCTAAAAGAAAATCCAGTATCTGTTCATTAGAATATTTCCTAGAAGTTTTTTCAAACCAATACTTGTCCTTTCTTTTATTAAAGGATGCCATAGTAGCTCGTGACTTACCACCATACTTAAAAAAGTCATATTTAGGATTAGTAAAATGACTTTTCATTGAGAGATAAGTTTGATAAGTCTCAAAAGGAGTCACTTTCATTATAAAGGTAGTTTTGCCCTTGATGTAGGTTTCATAAAGTTAAGACGGGTTGCATCCCATTTTAATCTTTCTTTTAATGGTTTTGAAATTAGTTTCGTTATTGAGTCTACCTCAAGTCCATTGATTTCGCAATAGTGACAGATAGCATCAATATAATTCATTTCTTCTTGAGAAACAAGATTCTCAATTTCAATAGCAAATTTTTGAGGTGTTAAAAATTTCTTTTCTAATGCTTCCTCTAGTTCTTTATTCGGTTCCATAGAGTTCCAATTTATCTCCAACAAATTTTCTAATATATTTGCTGAGAAGTTTGATGTACTTTGCTTTGTCGGATTCTTCATAGACGACACATTCTCCATTTTCACAAGCCATGATAATTACAAGTTTTTTAACGGATATTCCCGTTATTTCATACAACATACAACCATATGCCATACATTGAACAAAATAATGTTCTACCCAATTTCTTGGTTTAGGTTTCTTTGATGTTTTAAAATCTATTATTGCCAGATCACCCTTATATTCTGCAATACAATCGACAGTTCCTGCAATACCTAATTCTTTACTATATAGGGATCCCTCTAAAGCATGAATATTATCAATTTTATTGAGCTCACCCTTTGCAATTTTAAACAAAAAGTCAGAGATAGGTTGAACGGTAGGAAGATCATCATTTTTTAAATAATGCTCTGTAAGAGTGTGCATATCAGTTCCACGGCTTGTTGCTGCTTTTGTGATACGATCTGCTTCTTCATTACCCACCTTCTTTCGCCATTTAACAAAGATTTCTTTATTAAAATGACTAGTTACAGAAGTAATAGAAACTAACTTAAGTAACTCATCTTCATCTGGAACAGAATAATAACGAACTCCATCTATAGTCTCCCTAGAAAGTTTAGGGAGGGTCAAATCAACATGATTAAACATTACATACCTGCTTCCATTTTTGCGATAATGTACTCTTTGACAAGTCCAGAACGAACTATGTCATCTATCTCAAATTCTATTATATCAAAAGATGACATTTTACGCAAGATGTTCATAAAGTCTACAATACCATTACGATCATTAGTTTTTACCAAATCAGTTTGTCTAGCATCACCACAGAAACATATTTTACTATTCTCTCCAATACGAGTAATAATCGAGTCTAATTCATGAAAATTAAGATTCTGATATTCATCAACAATCACAATCGCATTATCTAATGTAGTTCCTCTTAAGAATGAAGTACTCCAAAACTTAATTGTGTCCTGAGCCTTCAAATTTCCATATAACATTTCAAAATCGGCATCAGAAGACATCTGGAACATATACTTCACCATGTGCTTATAAGGCACTTGATAGATATCAGATTTGTCTTCATAGTCACCAGGAAGAAATCCAATCTCCCTTGTGGCAACTAATGAACGTACAATATAGATTTTTTCATATGGACTACTTTCATCTAAAACATCCCTAATTGCATTATAGAGTGTGATGAATGTTTTACCAGTTCCAGCACATCCATAGGCAACTAGGTGTTTTCCCTCCTTATATGAATTAAAAAGTCTTCTTTGATTCTCACTAATTGGTTCAATATTAATCAAATAATCAGAACTCAATGGTTTCTTTCTTTTCATTTGTTTGGTCGTCAATCCAACCCCAATCGGTTGTTCGGCACCTTTTTTTCTTCTTGCCATTAGAGTTTTTTTACATTAGATCCAGGAGCAGTTTGTGCTTTTTGAAGAACATCATTCCATCCAGGTTTAGTCTTCCGTAATTTATCTCTCCAATCTCCCACTTCTGCTGCCATTGGACAAGTTGATGGATCACTCCAATCTCTCTTCCAATCAGGATTATCATCACACCATTTAGTCCATTCAGTAACACTCATTACTACTTCTTTCTGTTCACCAGTTTCTTTGTGAACCACAGGATATGTTGCCATAATTATAAAATGTTGTAAATTTATTTAGACCCATTCAAGGGCTTCTGAAACGTTCGGGAATTTCTCCACAAATATTTCTCTACATTTGTGTGCAATGTCCATGTGCTCTTTCTGTGTACCGTGTGCAGATCTCAAATTAATATAATGAACCCAAGAACGGCACGAACCAGTCATATACAATCGTGTTGGTGTAGCAAGTGGAAGCACAAATCTTGCACATTCCTTTGCGACTCCACTATCGAGCATTCTGTTATATAAGTCCATTGAAGAGTTAAACAACTTCTCCATTTCTAGCTCAAAGTCTTGTACCAAAAACTCATCTAAGTCATCCGTAGAATTTTGCCTGTTCTTGAGGTCTTGCTTACGGAGTCTTGGTAAGGGTATTTTATCATCTAAGAGTTTTGTATCAGCATATCTCTGTGAGAACTCCTGATATGTGAAACTTCTATGTCTTAAAATTTGTGCTGCTAACCCTCGTGTCGTCTCGATCTCCAAAGTCATTGAGGATTGTTCGAAAACACTCCAATGATTGTGTTTGATACAATACTTTAATAATCCCGCATATTTCTCATTTTCCTGATTTGATGGATTAGAAACTCTGGCAATATATGCCATTGTCTGCTCTGCATCAGGTGTAATGCTGATAAATTTAACATTCATTTTTTACCAAATCCCTCAGGTTTCTTTCTTTTAGATTTTAGCACTTCTTCCTCTAAAATAGCAAGTTGTTCTTTCATATAAGTGAGTTCTTCAGTATTATACAAATAATCCTGTTTAAGTGCTTGTTTCAAATTTCTCAACATTTGTTTAGATCTCATCCGTCATCATCCTCGAAGATTTCATCATAATCAGTATATCCTGGTAATCTGGAAGTATCTACTTCTGTAGAATATGCATCTACATCAGAGTAGACTTCTGCCTTAAGAGCATCGACTAATAGTTCTAAATTACGAACAATCAGTTTTAGTTTTTCTCTTTCTGGTTCCATAATTTTTATATGGTATTTATGTATTTTACACAAAAAAAGAGGGTCTGTCAATAGACCCTCTTTTATTTAAGTTTTTCAACTTAACTGCAAGGAATTGCCTTGCTTCGTACTTTGATACCACGATACATTAGATCGAAGTTTCTACGCTGATCTGCTTCAGCGAGTACTCTTTTGTTGTACTCTTCAGAGTCGTATTCGACTCCACGGTAAGTAACTTTTGCCATTGGCTTTCTCCAAAGTAGTAGGGATTTT